GTTGTGAAGGAGTGTCAGCCACGGGCTGTTCAGCAGGAGTCACGGAATCAGGCTGAATGACTTTTTCTTCGATTGCCATTAATTATTCAGAAAGTGGGTTAGTAGTTTTCTTTTTAGCAACTTTTTTTGTAGTTGTTTTTGAAGTAGTAGTTTTTTCTGCTTTAGCATTTGGATCTACTACTTCCCATTTGTAAGTTCCGTCAGATTGCAGAACTTTATCAATAGATCCAGCCATAAAAATGTATGTACTTAACTATCATTGTAACAAACTATTCAGATTTAGCCTCATTTGCTGAAGGTAACACTTCTCCTTGTACCAAAATATCCCTAAATTCATCTCTATCAATGACTTGTTGATCGAATAGAGATGTTAATGCTGTAATATCTTGACCAATCAATCTTTCAATATCAAAATCTCTACTAATTTTTACTTCTGGTGGTTCAATTCCTACATATTCAGCAGATAAATTAAAACATTTTTGAAGTTTTTGCTCTAATTCCATAGAAACCATTGCAAGCATAGAGTTTGTATCAACACGATCTAATCTTCTAGCATCAGCAGATTCAGCCACAAACTTTTGTTGACTTAAAGTACTTATACCAAGAGTAGCCATTTGCATTTGTAACTCTTTTATCTCAGCAGATTGAGCATCAAAAGCACTAGAAGCTGGTTCTACATAATAAACTTTATTTCCAGGCTGAGTTGCCATCGCATAATTAACAGAGATAGCAAGGTCTTTTGTTTGATCGTCATATCCTTCCATTACAAGCATTGGTTGAGATGCAACGTGCAAACTATGAATAAGATCAGCTTGTCTTTGAAAATGTGCAAGATTTAAGTAAGCAATATCAAGTAAAGGTGGTTTACTTACTAGATTTTCAGTTTTTCCAGAATAAATAGTAACTAAAGGTATTTCACCAAGAGAAAATTCTCCTGATTCAACTTGTTTATAATCTTTATCTGCTGATCCCATTTCAAAATTTCCTGTCACACTGTTATCAGAGACATCATACATTTCTTCAATTTGCTCTTTCTTACGAAAAACTCTGTATCGACCAGGTTCTATAACTCTCATCTGGTCATAAACTTTCTCACCAAAATCTCCATCAGGCAATACAGCCTTTTCTGCAATTCGAGCCTGTATAAGATTCCCATAATTGGATTCTCTATCTAATCTCCAACCATAAAGATTATTTGGATCAACTTCAATCCAATATGGTCTACGATTTTGCTGTCTTTCTTCTGCCAAACTTAATGCACCTGATGGAGCAGGATAATCTACAAGAACATGACTTTGCCCATAAGTAAGAGAACACATTAGTATTCTTCTTGCATATTCATCTAAATCCGAACCACAACCATCAACATCCATTTTGAACATTTCTGTCCAATAAGGATCTCCAGTTAAAGTTATTGGTTTTCTCAAAACTAAACCTGTAGCTGCTCTTATCAATCTTTGAGTAAAAGGAGAAAAAACAGCACGATTAACTCTTGCAAGGTAAGCATCGTAATCTTCTCTTGGTTCTAAAGGTAAAAATGCCTCGCTATTTTCTCTTAAATATTCAGTACCTTCAGTAACAGCTTTCATTATTTCCCATCCTTTCATCATATCTAAAACTGCTCTAGTTCTAGTAAAAGGACTATCTATACCACCTACAGAAGTAGATGAAACGATATTGGTTCTAATTGGGCCAGGAACAGCATAAGTCATTTCAACACCTCCATCGTTTTAATGCTAACGCTTTTCTTGTGGGTCGGCCTTTCTTATCTTTTAATGGCCCTGGCATACCTTTCATCCTTGCACAAAAAGATTTTCTTCTAGCTGCTCTTTTACCAGTAGGATTTTTTTCAGTAACAGGTGCTTGTAAATTACTACCAGTAGCACGATTATATTTAGCTCTTCCTTTCGCAGTCAGTCCTCCCTTTTTAGACTTTTCGCCTCTTCCTACAGATAAACTAACTCCTTTTTTTCTTGGCATTATTTTCCTTTTTTCCTCATAGCTATTTTATGTGCTTCCATAAATGTTTTACCTTTCAACATCTCTTCTTTCATTATTGTCATGTGTTTTGCAGTATGAGTTCCTTTCTTTTTATGATTTGCTAAAGCAGTTTTTTGCCTAGATGTAAGTTCTTTTTTTACTTTCATTTTTTCTTCCTCGCCTTCTTTGAACGTAATTTTTTAAGATCAGCAGCAGTGATCTTATCTCTAGGAGGTGCAACAGCAGCTAATTTCCTTTGTTTTGCAGAATAGGACTTTTTAGGCATGATTTTTCCTAGATAACTCTATGTTACCGCTTTACATGAGATTTTACACTCATTTTTTCTTCTTTTTTGCCTTAGTTTTCTTTTTCTTACCTTTCTTGACAGTTGCGATGTACCCTTGGCATCGACTCATGGCAGCAGATTTGCTCATTTTTTCTTTTTAGTGGTTTTTTTACGTCTATGTTGGTATGTTATCTTCTTGCTACTTGTTTTTTCACGCTTAAATCTTGCTTTTTCGGCTGCTGTCATCTCTCCAACAGTCTTAGGTGTCTTACTTGATACACGATTTTTAGGTCGACAAGCTGGATAACCTCGTTTTTCGCCTTTTTGACGGCCACAAGGTTTGCCAGTTTTAACATCTACCCAGTTTTCCTTGAACCAACGGGTTAAACCACCACTACTTCTTGCCACGTTTTTTCTCCACTCGGTAAGTACCACCACGTTTTTTGTACTCTCGTACAAGCCACGCATTAGCGTAAGCAGATGGATAAACTTTAAATTTACGTTTTGCCTCTGCTTTTACCCTAGAGTATAACGCTTTATTTACAGGAACATTCGCCACGTTTCTTACCTCCCTTCTTTTTTTTCTTCTTTTTCTTAGTTGTAGAGTGATACATGATAAGAATTAGGTAGTTCTTAGTATATTCTAAACGCAGTCTGCCCTAATGTCTCTGGTTTTGCCAAATTAAATTGTTGCAGACAAAGATAACCAAAAGCATCAAACGCATGGTCAACCCCTAAATGTTTATTAGGCATCCCTGTATTTGGAGCGTAAGTCAATGTTCTAAGTGCTTTTATTAATTCTTTACATCTTGGGTGGATAAATGTTCTTTGATTTCCTTCCGCATCTAACAATGCAGTATTAACAGCAGTTATCTTATCTCTAATTTTCCAGGGGGATTTAGGACTCATAACTGTAAAACCATTTCTTCTTAAGATCGTATGGTCTGTAACACCAACTCCACTGGTTTTTCTTGCACTACCCGTTGGGTCAGGACAAGCAATTACCCTTCGATCTACTCCATATCGCCTTACAACCTCTTCCGCAAAATCCCAAGTTGTTGCTCCACCCGTCAACATGATCTCATCAAATACATAAAGACAATCATTATGCTTTACCGCACAAACCCCTGCCATCGGATCTACGTTAAAATCTAATCCAATCAACAAAGGCATCATGTGTAAATCTTCAACTTCCTTAGAAATATTGTCATCACTAAAACTAACAGCAACTAAACCAGTAAGATTTTCAAAACTAGCCTCAAATTCTTGCCTGAATGTCCTCGCATCTAATTGACCCCTAGCTGCTTCGACTTCTTCTTCCTTAACATTACCGCCTTCAATCGTAGTAAAACTCCATCTTTGCCAGTCATCTCGCTCAGTTTCTCCGCAATAACACCACATATCATAAAACCAACTGGCAGTTCCATCAGGTGTACTAATAAACAACGCCCACCCCTGTTTATCTGCTAAAGCTGGTCTTATAACTTCTGACCACACCCCCTGATCCATAAATGCTGCTTCATCCAACACTACCCCCGAAAGACTTCTTCCCCTCAATGCCATCGCATTTTCTGTTCCTTTTAGCTCGATTGTAGATCCATTAATCAATTCAATTCGCAAATCTGTCTCGTTTTTGCTTTTTATCCATAATCGAGGGACTAATCTCTTCAATTCCTTCCATGCGATGTCTTTTGCCATCCGATATGTCGGTGCACAGTAAAAATATGTCTCCCCTGGTCGATCAATCGCTCCACGAAGTAGCTCGATACAGGATAAATAGGATTTTCCGAATCTTCTACCAGCTACGAGGACACGAAATCGTTTATCGCAGTTAAAAACCTGTCCCTGGGCATATCTTAAATTTATTTCTGGTGCGTTTTTTACGGCCATACACTAAAAAATAACAAATTTTTCAATTATTACCCCCTTTTTATAGCCTAAATTGATATTTCTAGGTTATCATTCAATTAATACCTTATTCTGATTGAGTCCGTGGCTGAATCGTTTTTGTCTGGTTTCGTTCCAGAAGATCATAAAGAACAACAAGCAAAGCAAAAAAGAAGAGCTAAATTTGCTCCGAATACACAAGAGCATATTCAAGCAAGAGCTCAAAGATTGTATTCTCGTCAACTAGATGGGAAGACAACAAGGCAGCTTGTTTTAGAACACGCAAAGATTGAAGGTATCGGAGAGACTTCCGCTTGGAATGATTGGAATAGAGTAAAGAAATGGAATAACGAAGATTGGGATAAAGATAGAGAAAATATGCTTCCCAGGCTTCAAGCGATGAGAGTGAGATTATTTAATAAGGCAGTTTCAAAAGGGCAATTACAAACAGCAGCACAAATATTGGATTCATTAGGCAAAGTTATTGGAGAATCAGTAGAGACAGTCAATATTCAAGCACCTGAACTGTCAATAAAAGTAGAAACAAAGTAGTACATATTTATTGGTAACAAAGATTAGCAATATATGTTTAAGGTAGGGGGACTCAGTATATTACATAATTTTTTTTAATACTATACCCCCCTATTGATAAGTTATTGTAATGTAATAATAATGTTATTTTGGCTTGACTCTGATGTCATTATGGTATAATTAGAAGGAACCTAGAAAAATAAATAATTTATTTTTTCCCTATTGGGTTGGCACTTGCGACTTGTTCGCTCTTACTATTTGTGATCTCTGAACCGCACCACAAACGCAGTTCTTGGCTTAGTAGGAAATGAGGCTACGGGAGAATCTAAAAATTATTTCATAAACAGATAACTCTTTTACCTCTAAGCTGTTGCACTCAGAGCAATCCAGAGAGACAACAGGAGCTTAACCACCTTGGCAAGCTTTCTTTCTCTCCTCAACAGCACTTGCAAGCCCTACAACAGCTTACAGGTAAAAGGTATCTATCCTTTTATCTTTATTTCACTTATCCAAAGGTTAATTTTTAAATTATGACTTATGCAGTAATGACTTACAAAGGAGCTTCCAACGGTTGGGAAGATGCAAGCGATAACAACATTCGCAAGCATCAACAAGACGCTTTGGAATATTGCGAACTACTCGAAAGAGTAAGACCGCAGTATATTCACAAAGTACAAGTTTTATCCGAGCCTTCGCTCCCAATGTTTTCATCTTTGCGAGTTGGTACAGCCAAAAATGAAGTTTACACACTTCCCAAAGGTCAGTATTTAAAACTAAGAAAAAGAAATTTATTTCAAAGAATCATTAGGAGGTTATTCTTCTAATGTCTGAAATAGAACTTTTATTCTTTGAGGATCAGGAGCAGTTTTTAAGACTGTTCTCTGATTCTTTTATTTATGATTTCGATTCTTTGGAGATTTCCCAAAATGAACAAACTTAAATTTATTTGTTTTTCAATTTTGTTTGGGGCGGTTATTCATTCAGGCTTTGGAGTTTTCCAAGCCCTCGAAACGATCCAATCAAACTATTTGCAAACTTTATCAACTTATCAAAATGAAAATTAAAAGACTAGGAGCCAGTAAAACTTTATTGGCTCTTCCCTCTGGTTCTGAGATTTTTTATTCTTATGAAACTCCTGTAGCTTTTCAAATGCACACAGGGGAATTATTCAAAACTGAGGAATATTATTCCCGAACAACTTCAAAGCATATCACTCAATATTTAAACGGGAGAGAAGCCGAGACAGTTCCGCAGTCCTTTATTAACCAACTTGTGGGAGTTTAAACTCCCTTTTTTATTCTTTATTTTTCTAAAAAATCATGGCTTTAAATGTTTTATTAATTGCTGATCCTTACGGAGCCTGCGGACATATCGCAAGCACTAAGGACAAAAAATCTTTAATAGATTTTGTAGAAGATCGAGGTTATGAAGCTGTAGAGTTTCAAAACGAAGATTACGACCCAAAAGAAGATACAGTATCAAGGCTCTCTGAGGAGTGCGGATACTTTACTGTTAAAGATTTACCAGATGTAAGTGAGGAGCTATAAGCTCCTCTTTTTCATTTTAAAATTATGCTTACAAAATTAGAAAAAAAAGAATACAGAGAACTAGGCAAAATTATTATGAATGGTTCTCCCGATCAAATCCATAAAATAACTTCTCGTTATATGGAGTTGAATCAAAAAAAGTACAATCCTTTTTATAAAAAATTATGAAAGAGTACAAAGCGACTGATCCTGAAATGATACAGGCTCAAAAAGACTTGGCTAAAATGTCAAGTCTCTCTAATAGGGTTATTTCTAATGATGATGACCTTTTTAAGGAGCTTGCAACGATCCAAAGAAACTTATGTCAAATTTCTGAATTAAAGTCTCATTTTTTGCAAAGATATGAGGATATATTGGATGAGCAACACAGACTAGAAACTCAGTTATGCGTGTTTCAGAATGAGATGCTCCACAGTTTCGAATTATGCTTTAGATATTACAAGACCAAAAAGAAGGGCTTTAAATAGCCCTATCTTTTTAAAAAGGTTCTTCAGTATCAGTTAAATCACAATCAGTAAATTTTAAACTTAATTTACATCTAGTGAGAATCAAAGTTTCATATAATTTTTTATTTCCAGATTTTAAGGCTTTAGTAATTAAATTTTCCCACTGTTCAGAGGATAATTTATTGAGCTTGTATGGGTCAAAGCCCATTTCTTCGATTGAAAGTATGTAAGACTTAATGAGACTCATTATGGAATAATAAATGTATTATTAATATACCATAACAGATTGACAATGACATTATATATGTATTATTATTAATACTAAGTTCACTTATCCTACTTATGAACCGAATTACACAAAAAGATGTTGATTACCAACTCAAAAGGCTCAACGATCTTACAAACAATCCAACTTCAACTTGGGAAAATGGTAAACATACCATAGGAAATATTCATACTGTCGGTCAGTATGGATATACAACCATCATGCAAACAGTTAATGAAGGTGGAGGAGTTACTGATCTTGCAACTGGACTTACTAAACGTGAAGCGTACCAATGGTTAAGAGCAGCCATATCAGGAATTTATCTTAAGGAGAAATCAAACAATGGATAGAGATTTTCAAAAGGTTTTACAAGCCTTAACCGCTTTTGATAAAAAATTATCATTATTAGAAGATGTTGTTAGGCAATTAGCAGAAGCTAATGTTAACTACGCAACGAGCCAACAAGAGCTAAACAAAGAACAATCTGAATTAAACAGAGATTTAGGCGATGGTATCAAAATGCTTGGAGATAACCTCGCTTTAGTCATTAAATTTTTACAAAAAAAAGGAGGTAACAACTAATGGGATTAGATATGTACTTGGAAGGCTCTTTCTCTACAAGAGCTTATGTTTCACCTACCGATGCTGATTATGAAGCTATGCGAGAAGGTGAAGAAATTAAACTTGAACAATCAAGAGAACTTAAAAATGCTATTGCTGCTATTGGTTTTGAAAACGCTCCAATAGATCATGCTTATAATCATTTTACTTATGTTTTTCCAATTATTACTTGGAGAAAAGCAAATGCTATACATAAGTTTTTTGTTGACGAAGTTCAGGGTGGGAATGACAACTGCGAGCGTCATTATGTATCAAGAGGAGATTTAGAAATTCTCTTAGATCGTATTAATACGATTCTTGATATAAAAACTCCAGTTGCCAGAGAAATGAAGGCAGAAGAGCTTTTACCAACTGATGTTGAAGGTTGTTTCTTTGGTTCAAAAGAATATGACGATTGGTACTATCAAGATTTAAAACGTACCAAAGATATTCTTGAAAAAGTTTTTGAATACGAAGAAAACGCAGAATCGGGAAAATGCTTTGATAGTTTTTATTATCAATCATCATGGTAAAAATTATGACTGATAAAGAATTTATCGAAGCAGTTTATGAACTTGCTTTTGGACATGATGCTATCAATCGTAACTTTGGTCATGCTGAAGTTATCGAACAGTTAGAAGAATACAACGAAGATTCTCTTAAGTGGGAGATCGTAAACGATTACGATAAAGAATTTTACGAAAGAGAATTTTATGATAAACCAGCAAAGGAGGGTTTAACAGAATGAGTCACCCTGTAAATGATGAAATTCTTGAAAACTTATACGAAGAAGTTAAAGAAGAATTTCCAAAGGCTTTAGAAGCTTTTGTTATCGCAGAAGTACAAAAACGATTTGAGGAGATGAGTACATGAACATTACTGAAAGTAGAGATGAAGCATTTGAAGCGATAGCAGAGATGTTACGTTCCAATGTAAAGAAAACAAAAATAGCTTCACAACTTGCTGCTGATTATTGCGTAAGTGATAAAACAGTTTACAAGTGGATTACTAGAGTTGAAGAAATGTATGATATAGAACCTATAGAGTCTATTCTTCAACAACAAAAATCTGAATTAAAATCTGAAATTTATCAAGATTTAATTCGTGATTATCATAAAGCTAAAACAGATAAAGATGATGAATTACGCAGGAAAATTGGAGCTATATTAAATAACACTTACCTTAAAAAAATTAATTTCAACTGAGAATTTCGCTAGCGAAAATGACTTCCGATCCAATTATTAATCAAGTTGATGAAGAGTTTTCTTTACAACTTACAAAACTAATTAAGAATTACGTTCTTGATTTAGTAAACCATGAAGTAGATGTTATTACTGACTCCGATTGGTTTGATTCAAAAGTACAATCTATTATCGAGAATAACAAATGATTGACAACCCATTACCAGATCAAGTTATGCAGGAGCTAGACATGATCTCAAAATCTGTTTACTTCGAGGACTGTTGTAAAACCTATGCAAAAGAAATTGCTGAACACTACAAAGTACATGATGACTTACATGAATACTTTGCAGAGTGGTATCAGAATTATATGGAACAAAATTCTGATCTGTTTGATCCTTGTTTCTTTATTTTAGACTCTGATTACATAGTCGATTGGTGGGAAGCTGAATCCTACCTTTTTGACGATTTCGATTCACCTTATATGGAGATTACAAAATGACTAACAAATTAGAACAAATTAGAAATGATCTTAATAAATATATTGAAGAACAAGAAAAACTACAATGTCGTTGGCCTTGTGATGCTGAATATAACGTTCCAACTTGGGACAATATTTATGATGCTTTAGAAGCTATTGAATCTATTATTGATTATGAACCAAGTGATGCTGAATTAGAAGCATATAATAATTCTTACTCTGACCCACCTTATGTAAGAAATCAACAAATGTTAGAAATGAAAAGTGAGTCTCATGGAAGGAGGTTTGTATGACTGATTTCGTTCCAATGACACGTTACTCTAGATGCAAAAGATACTCAGGTGCATTAATAAAATGTCCTGAGTGTAATTCAATCAAAACTATCTATCATCTTTCTTGGTCAGCAATATTTTGCCCAGACTGTGAACAGTATATAGATAAATACGATTGGTTCATCGAAAAAGGTAAACATTCAAAACTATAGGAGAAAACTAATGTCCATTTACAACGTCACAGTTACTAAAAAACAAATTTGTTGGAACGTAGAAGCTAACAGTTATGAAGAAGCTCAAGAACTTGCTTTAGAAGAATGTGAACTCAATTCATATAAATATTACACTTACTTTGATGTTGATACAGTTGAGGAGGAATAATGCCTAAAGGTAAATACTACGAATATCAAATCAAACGCTCCGCACTAGATAACGATTATCTCTCTGGTAATATTGATGACTTTCAATATGCCAGAGAGTCTCTTGACCTAGACTTGGAATATGAACCATATATATTAGCTCAAACTAT